ACTTCTACAGGAGCAACAACTTCTACAGGAGCAACAACTTCTACAGGAGCAACAACTTCTACAGGAGCAATAACTTCTACAGGAGCAACAACTTCTGCTACTTCTGCTACTTTTGCGGGAGCAACAACTTCTGCTACTTCTACGGGAGCAACAACTTCTGCTACTTCTTTTACTTCTACAGCTTCGGTAGGAGTAACTTCTTTTTTTATTTTTTTATGATCCATAGTGTCAGATTTTAATTTATTATTTAGTATTTTAAAAGATGCTGCACACTTTTTCAAAGTGACATAATCTAATTGCTTACCATCAACTTCTGGAATTTCACCTTTCCTATTTACTATATAAGAATATGATTTTTCCATTATTTCTAAATATTTAGCATCAATTCCTTGATACTTTTTAGATAAATCAGTTTCACCTTTAATGAGTCTTTCAAACTCTTCACAACTAACTTTTTTCATTACAGTATTATTAGTTGTTTTTTTATTGTTTACTGATTTACTTATACTCAAAATAGCATCTGGATATGCTGGATTCTTAACAATAGAAATTTCGTCAAGAATGACCTCCTTAAACACTGTAATGTTTCTGTTTAAATCAGCACAAAACTCATTAACTATTTTTAATATAGTTCCACCAACGGACAACGCTATAGGTTGTTTTTCTTCAAGTAATTTGATTTTTAAATCATTACCTAAAGATAATTTGGTGTTTACTTCACCTTTAACTATTAATTGATTGTCTTCATTAATTTTAGCTGATTTCCATACACCAATATCAGTATAAAACTTATTAGCGTGTTCAACCCTAATTGGTATATTACCTTTATTGACAGATTCTTCCATTTGTTTTATTGCCTCACTGGTAAATCTTTCAGAATCAAAGTCAATAATAGTACCAGAAGCAATACCTTCAATTAATAATTTATCCTTATTTGTAACCGCTTTGGTAATTGGTACTAGAACTTTAAACATTTACTTATTTTAATAATTATTTGACATGTAATTACTTATGATAATCACTTAAAGCTTTGTCAATAAAACTTACACACAAAAATTTGACAAACAAAAGAACCGTATTGTTATACAAACATTACGGCCCCCTCGGGGAACTCTACGGCTGTTTTTGCCTGAATAAATGTTCCTATATGTGAAACAATTATTTGAGTTAAATATACCATTTTATTTGATATATGGCAATACTAACAATAATTAGCTAACATTAGTATTATTTTTTATTTTTATCTTTTTTATCCACAGGCTTGTTATTGTCTTTTTTTTCTTTATTTTCTACTGATTCTGTTGTTTCTTCTATAGCCTCTGTTTCTTTTAACATAATCTCTGGTCTTTCTATTACTACATCTTCAATTATATCTTTCTGTACATACTCTTCCTTTTCTTCTGAAAATACTTTCCCTTCTGGTTCATCTAAATTAATTTCTGCTTTAAACTCTTTTGTAATTTTTGGATCTTCTTTAACTTTTGGTTTTTTTGTAATAGGTTTTTCTATAATATAAGTTTCCATTTTTAATCTAATTTTATCCATGGCAACTTTTGTTAAATTAGATATTTTTCTTCTGATCTCTAATGTATTCTGAGTTCCAGTCCAATTACAATGTTTAGCACAACATTTTAATTCAATATAACCATAACCTATTGTTTTTAATAATAACCTTTTACATTGTGGACATTGATGATTGATACATTTTGAATTAAAATTTTGACCTCTTAATCCTGAAATATCCTTATTTCTTGCTGGATAGTTAATACGTCTACATTTTGAACAAATTACTTCTATGTCTAAATCTTCTGTTGCTTTACATAAAGTGTTATTACAATTATAACATCTATACTCATTCATTTTTATCATAACTTTATTTTAAAATTAAATTTAATTGAATAAAACCATCTTTACTTAATTCCTCACTAGCGACATATAACATCTCATCTCTTATTGCACCTTTTAAGCCTTTTATTTTATCGTAATAATTTCCTATATTTTTATCATCACCGACTAGACTTTCTCCTCCAGCCCAAACTGCATTTGGATTAACACATTTAAGATTTTCATTATCATCACTTGAATAAAAAATATAATTCTTTTTAGATATATAATCATAATTACTACATAAATTATTCATTTCATAGTATACCCCACATTGACAACTACTATGTGCTGGTGGTTGCATTACAGCAAAGTCACCTGCTTCAAATAATTTATCTATTGGTAATCTAGTACCATCTAAACTTGCACAAAATGGACACATATTAGGTACTCCGCTAGATTGCCATGTTTTAGATATACAACCATTCCTGTTAGCTGTTTCTTGTCTCATGTAGTTATATATAGCCCAAGTTTCTACTCCTATTATTACCTTAGATCTATTTTCTACAATTTCATTACCACGTAACATTACATTATCAAAAATATCTATTCTATTATCTTCTTGCCTAACAGCATTTACAACTTGATTAGAAAATCTTGTTATTGTTGTTTTGTCTAATCCTTTTTCTAATTCATTTACTCTTGTTTCAATTTTATCTATGTATTCTTTATTAGATAATCTGAATCTTAAATTAGTTATTTTATCTACGATACTTTGACCACCCTTATTAGACATTCTTTTAAGGTAATTTTTAAACTCTCCTCTTAGATTATTATAATCCATTATTGGCTTAAATTTATCTTTTATTTTATCTTTTATAAACAATAACAATAAACCTATTAAAAGAGTTTTTTTATTACCTTCTATTCTGTAAAAACTATCTTGATTTTTATAAATATCATCAATAATACCAGATTTTAATAAATCATTCCACTGTAACTGCAATGCTGTATTTATTATTCTCTGCATATCTTGATAATCTCTTAAATCTTTAAACATACATTAATTATATAAAGGTTTAAAATATTTACCTTTTCTTTTTGATGGATCTTGTGTATCAATTACAGTCGGTTCTTGATAATCATCAACCTTTGTATTACTAAAATCGAATCCTTCTCGTTCAGCTACTTGATTAGGAGTAATAACACCTGTTTCTATATATATTTTATCTATCTCTGCTTGTGTTTTCTTTTCTTCCATTGTTGAATTTACCTCAAACTTAAAATCTAAATCCTTACCACCCATTGATATTAATAAATTTCTATAAAGATATTCTTCAAGTAATTTTTTAATATTTCTAACACCACGAGATTGTGAAATACTACGTTGAGCGGCTGCGACTGATTTATTAATATCCTGTGTAATATTTGCATCTAATGGAGTTAGTCCATACACGGCTAATTTTAATCTTGATAACCAATCAATATATTCAACAAATTGCATGTCTTTATTATTTGCTTGAAATGGTGTATATTTTTTACCATTACCACTACCCCAAACCATCTTTAATTTACGAGTACTACCAACAACCGTAGCGTCCCATAACATTTGGAATCTTTCAGCTTCTTCTTGTGATATGTCACCTAAATCTAATATACCTGGAGGTATATTATCATCAGAAAATGCTTTAGAGTTATACATATCGGCATTCAAAGATGCTTGAACAGCTAACAAAATACTTTCTATATTACTAAGTCCATATCCGTAATATCTCATATCACTTTGTGGATTAGACATAATATAGATAATATCTTCTGCTTTAAATTCAGCTACAATTTTGCCATCTACTTCCTGAACATAAGCACGGTCTTGATCATATTCACCATATTTATTAAGTACGGGTTTTATTGTGGCACCATCAATACTATTTAAATCAGTAATATCACCTTTTGCATTTCTGACTACTTCAATAACACCAGCATCTATAACCATGATATCTTCAATAACTCTATCTAATAATATTCTAAAATTCTCACCTTGTGTATTAACATATAAAAATCTATCAGTAATCTTATCTATAAGTTTTTTTGAAACTGTTTTTCCTGGTTTTGGTACAATCGCCCAATCACTTTGACTTACTTCTTTTTTAATAGAATTTACACAAATTCTAATAACAGCATCATATTTACCTATTAACCTTAACTGATTAAATGAAACTCTTGTAGGTTTATTTATACCATCACTAAAATCACCAAAACTACTATTAAATCCAATTACTGATGGTGCTACTTTAATTGCTAAATCTTGATTAGTCTTTTTACTGACAGTAGTTTTTTTTGCAATAGAAGTCTTTTTACCAACAGTAGTTTTCTTTATAGTAGCTGTTTTTTTAACAGTAGGAGATTTCTTTTTATTCATAAAGTTATTTTTTTAAATTTTTTTTGTCCATTAATAATTACATAAACAGTTCCATCACTGTCTATATTTTTTATTGTAACATTAATCCCACTTTCTTCAAATTTAGAAATTGCTATATTAGCTTCATCTATGTTTTTATATTTATGAATTTTGATATATTTAAATTAATTTATTAATTAAATATTGAATAACATTTACAGTAACTGCATTACCGAGGCATTTATAACGTTGTGTATCTGATATTCCTTCCGTCAAGGAGATCAAAGTTTGGTAAGTTCTCTGGTTTAATTTGTGTGATGTCTCCATAGTTTTTGTGGTTAGGGAATTGTTTTTGATAAATTTGTGTTGCGTACTTGTCGATTTCACTAAATCCAATACAACTGGCGGTTCTTTGTACATGCTCGCAGTCAGAGCTGGACTTATTGTCTTCGGTTTGTAATCTCTCATTTTGGGATTGATTATATACTTCATAAGCATTTTTTATTCCTAATTTAAACCCCCCCCACGCCCGAAAATAATGATAAGTATTTCATAAATTATTTTTTAATTAATATCCTAACATCCCATCATCAACTAGTTGTTGTAGTTTCATGTAATAAGCTTTTTTTTGTTCATTGTTCATTAACGCAGGATCACTTGGTAATATTTCAACATTATTATAATAATGTATTGCTTTCATACCAATACCACTGTTACCGTACTGAATAACATTAAAAACTGCTCCACAAGTTGCATCAGCTACATCCTTAGATCCAGTAGGACTATGATCGACCTTACTGGTTTTAGTTATTTCTAATCCCAATAATTCTCTTGATAGTAAAGGTTGTTTATGTACTCTTAATCTATCTTCATAAATAACCGCTTTTAACATATTGTACGGTTCAACTGTTCTATCTACTGATAAATATTCTGTTCTAAATCCTTTTTTGTTTAATATCTGAAAAAATTCCGCTGATTGATAACCATCTAAAGATATAAGTTTTATATTGTAACCTATACTTTTTAAGGTATATATTTTGTTTCTAATATCTTCAAAATCAATCTCACCTATAGCACCAGCACCTATACTTTCAACTAAATCAACAACTATTAATTTTTTATCTTCTCCTGTTCTTTCGTCTTTTCTCATACCTGCACAATGAGCCATCGCAAAACCAGCCTTATCACCTTTACCTTTTCTATTTAAAGCTAAATCAATATGTATAAAATATTCCGTTCTTAATGGAGGTTCAACAAATTCATATCTAGTTATTCCAAAATCACTAACAACTGGATCTCTTCTTTCATCAAATATTCGCTCAACAACTTCCCTATGTTTAAAAAATCCTTCAACTGTTCGACTAGGCATACCTGCAAAATCTCGTTTAGCTTTATCTGGATCTTGTTCAAATGCACTTCTATATTCGCCAGGTATTTGCCATATTTTATATTCTGCACTAAAATTTGAACTAAAAACAAAATTTATATCTTTTTTATCTTTAACAATATCAACATCTACTATCTTTGACTCTTCATGGTTAAAATAAAAACAATTATTTAAATCAGCATTTTTTAATGGTTTACTCTTCCAAGTAGGCATCTGTTTCCAGTATATTATTTTAGGACTACGTTTAGCCTCTTCAATCTTCTGCATCATGAAATCATCTTCATATTTCGGTGAACTTACCATCATAACTAATCCATCTTTACCAAACCGAGAAACAACACGTCTCTGTAATGATGTATAAATATCTTTAGCTACTTGCTGGTTATCATTATCTAAATAAAAAGCAGCTTCATCTAAAATTGCACAAAACACATTATATCCTAAAGGTGTTGTTGATTTACTGTTACCTGAAATTAACATTAAATTCTCATCTGTAAATCTTATTTTACCCTGAATAACACTAGGATGGAATCTTTTAAACCAAGGACTTTCTTGAACAAATCCTTTAATACCAGCAAACGCAACTTCTAATGCCTGTGTAGCAGTTATACCCATATTCATAATAGTTATGGGTTTATCTTTTGCTAATCCGTATTGTCTATATGGGTCACGTTTACAAAGTAATATATGTGTTAAATAAGTAGCTAATGTTGTTGTCAAAAAAGTTTTACCGCTACCTATCCCTGCTACAATTACACCTTCTTTAAATTTACCATCAATTATCTCGTTACCAGTTTGTCTGATTAATGGGTAGATTCTATCACCTAAACCTAAATATAAAGGATTATTTAAAAAAGTATCAAAACTAACAGGCGGTACTCTCCATTTAGCTGGATTAGATAACCATTCTTTATAATAAAGCATATCCTGTTCGTTTTTTATAACAGATAGATGCTTTTTAGTAGCTTCAAGTATCTTTGGTGGTAATTTATCAAAAGGAGTACTACTCATATTTATCCCTCATTATTAATTTCTAAAAATTTACGACTAGCTTCATCGTCATCAGAAGTTAATTCAGATTTAGTTTCATATTCTTGATCTTTTACTTTATCTATTGCAACATCAACTTGTTTTATAAAATCATTTATAATGTTTGGTGTATATTCCTGCATTTTTTTCAATTCTCCTGATGCTGAGTCAAAAATAGCATTAACTGTATTTTGTTGTATATTAATATTAATATTCTTATCTTTACCTTTATTCCAGTTTTGTAATTCAGCTAAATTCATTTGCATTTTATGTAATTTCTCTAAAGAATCAGAATATTCAAAAGGTGCCCATTTCTTTTTCTTTATACTTTTTTCTGTATTATTCTCTTCAATTACTTCTGCAATATGTAAAGACATTTTTTCTATAGTGTTTTCCATTTGAGCTATATGAGATTCTCGCATAGCTTCCATGTACTCAAAATCATCAACAGTTAATGCTCTATTTCTTTTATAATATTCAACAATATCTTTTTCTACAGTAGTTTTACTTGGTATTCTCCATCCACTTTCTTCTGCCTTTTTACATACCTTTTGATAAACAGTCTCCAGACTAAATCCAGCACTCTTAAGACCAGCTGCATATAAACGCCGCTCTTCTATATTCTCTTTACAAGTTGGGAGATCATTCTCATTCATTTATTTATATTACAAAAACTCGTGATTTAAATCCAAATGTACCTAATTCTTTGAAATATTCTCTTAATATGAAAAGATAATCAGTTTTTTGTGCTATTCTGAAAATAACTACAGGAGTTTTTATGTTCTTTGCAAATAATAATTTTTTAGCTTCTTCGTAATCATTTAATGAACTAATATCAAACATAATTTCATCAGAAGATTTTAATAAAACTACATTTCTACTATTAATATTATCAGCAGTAACATTTAATCTAAATCTAATATTCCTTAACATTCTGACAGAGTCTATTCTATCATCAAGTTCTGTTTGTATGTATATATTTTTACCCAAACTATTCATACCAATAATTACTTCATGCAAACTAACAATATCTCCAATCATTAATATATCACTGAACTGTGTTTTCTTTACTAATTCTTCTTTAATATCACTAACACTCATTGTTATACCAGCTTCTGTCTTTACTAATCTAGTATCTACTATCATACAAGGTGTACCAGTATATATACCACTTGGCATCATGCTTTGTTTTACCACTACATTTTTCATAAACTATATTTTAAATAATAAAAAAGCCTAATCATGCAGGCTGATTAAGCTCGTAGTTTTCCCTTATTGTCATTATACTATTATATAGTATTTATTGTCAAGTATGGGTTACTTTATTTTATCTTTTTGAGTTAATACGTAATAAATAAACATAATACTATATATAACGCTAACCATAAAACCGTATGGATTAAGTTTTATTATAGTACTTAATAATATAATCATTTATATTGTTTAATTATAAATTTATCCCAAAATTTAATATCAACTTTATCTGGTAATTTACTTTTTTCAACTGCCGTAATAGCAAATTCCATTTCATTATAAAGTGATTCTTGTATTTCTTTATATTCAAATTTACCTTGTTTAACTTGAACTAAAGCATTAGCTAAAGCTAAAGGAAAA